GAGCGCCTCGTTCCGCTCCCGTGTCTTGATCCACTCGCGGACGGTGCCCTTGTTCTTCTTCCATTTCCGCACGGCCTTCTCCGCCGTGAGCTGAGCGACGTACTCCTCATCGATCCACTCCGGCAGATGGCAGTAGCCGGGTCCCGGGGTGCCGATGCGGAGACGCGAGTACACGATCTCCTTGCCGGTGTCGACGCAGAGCGTGAAGAGCTTGGCGCGGTATCGGTTGTTGACGCTGGGCCGCCCGACGACGGGCTTGCCGCGTTCGGAGCCGCCGCGCACGGCGAAGATCCGCCTATCGATTCGCGCCCGGCAGAACCGGTAGACCTGCTCCGAGTGGTGGCCGCCGCTGTCGACGGCCACGCAGGTGATCGGGACCCTCTGGCCGCTCTCGTGCGTGAACTCCTGCCTCAAGAACCGGTCGAGATCGAGCCAGACGGACTCGCGCCCTGGATCACCGTGGAACTGCGAGAACGCGATGAGCCAGGACTCCTCGGCCGCGCCGTAGCCCTTCACGGCGCACTCGAGGCGGTCGCCCTGGACGTCCACTGAGGCGACGAGCACGCCCACGCCTGTCGGGACCTCCGCCGCGTACCGCTCCGCCCGGGCGAGCAGGCTCTCGGGCTCGACCGACTCGCCGCGCTCCTCCCACGTCTCGCCGAGGACGCTGTTGACCCAGTTCTTGAGGCGCATAGGGTTCTCCTTCGCCTCGAGGAACTCGGAGACGGCGGCCGACCATGGAAGCCAGCCGAGCGGGGAGTAGAGGCTGGAGAGGTGGAACCCGATCGTTTCGCCGTCGCTCTCAGCGGTCGGGCGCCACTCTCCGCCCGCCAGCATCTCGGTCTTGAACCGCTCCTCGATGAGCTCGCCGCACTCCACGCAGGCGAGGGCTGCGCTACTGGGATCGCCTTCGTCCCAGCGGATGTTCTCCCAGCGGATCCAGTCGTAGTTGCCGCAGTGGGGGCAGGGCACGAAGTAGTGGCGTTGGTCGGAGGCGAGGAACTCCCGCTCGATGCGCGAGAGCCCCTTGACCGTCGGCGTCGAGACGAGGAGGACCTTGCGCCTTGGGTACATGGGCCCCGTGGTCCGCTTCTCCGCAAGCGCGATGGGATCACCCTGGCCATCCACGTCGCCCGGGTACTCGTCGATCTCGTCGCAGAAGAGCCAGCGGATCGGCATCGACTTCACGCCGGTCGCGGAGTTTGAGCCAGTGAGAAAGAGGACTCCGCCCGGGAACTCCTTGATGAGGAGGCTGTTCCCGCCATCCCTTGACCTGGCCTCCTTGACCAAGTCGCGGAGCGCCGGCGTCGTCGCGATCATCGGGTCGAGCCGTTGACGGCTGAACCGTCGGGCCTCATCCACCGTAGGGCGCACCAGCAGAGTCGGGCCCGGCGTGTGATGCATGATGAAACCGAGCCAGTTCAGGCCGGTCTCGGTCTTGCCCAGCTGGCTCCCGGACATCACGACGACACGCCGCGCGGGGGAACGGGGTCCGAGCGCATCCATGATCTCCTGGAGGTAAGGGGTCGTTGAGGTTCGCCAGTGGATCGCGGCGTGGCCGGCGCGGTTGCCGAGAACGCGGTGCTCGTCCGCCCACGCGCTCACGGAGAGGCGCGGCTCGGGGCGCCAACCGTCCCGGTAGGCTGTCTCGTAGACTTCACGGCCGCTCTGCATCCGCGATCTCCTGGCAGATTCGCTCGATCTCTTCCTCGAGGATGCGCTGAACCTCGGCAGGGTCGTCGGTCGCCGCGAGAGTCGCCGCCACACGTTCGGGGAGGGCGATCAGTTGATCCCGCGCCTTCCTGGCCATGTTGAAGGCTCCGACTCGAACCTCGTCGGCACGGACGAGCTCCCCGCGCCGGCGGTCGAGTTCGAGTTTGGCGAGCTGCGCCTGGTAGAGCTCCCTGGCCGCCCGCGCCTTGGCATAGCCGGTCGCACCACCGTTGCCGCCGCCCGAGCCCATCGGCTGCGAGGGCTCGCCCTCACTGCGCGTCTGCTTCGGGCCGCCGGTGATTCTGTTCCGTGGTTTGCTCTGGTCGGTGTTCTCGCGCCACTCCTTGTCGGCTTGCTCGGGATCGATCTTCCCGTCCACGGTCGTGATGCGGCCCGAGCTGACCGCGTACTGGACCGCGGAGTGGGAGACGCCGCGCCTGCGGGCGTACTCGCGCTGGGAGATGAGCCCCTTCTTCTTCCGCCGGGCCAAGGCCTACACGCCCCGTTCAGGCGTGCGCTCGGCCGAGACCTCGTCGAAGGCGCGTCCGTCGCCCTCCAAGACCGCGCTCTCGCCCGTCGCCTCCTGCCAGCGGAGCGCGATGACGTCCGTGTAGGCCGGGTCGAGCTCCATCATGAAACACCGCCGCCCGGTCTCCTCGGAGCCGATCAGCGTGCTGCCGCTTCCGCCGAAGAGGTCGAGCACGTTCTCGCCCGGCTTTGAGGAGTAGTGGATCGCGCGCACCGCGAGCTCGACCGGCTTCTCAGTGAGGTGGACCATGCTCTGCGGGTTGACCTTCTTGACCGCCCAGAGGTCCGGCACGTTCTTCGGGCCGAAGAACTGGTGCGCGGCGCCCTCCTTCCAGCCGTAGAACGCCTGTTCGTGCGCGCCCATGAAGTCCTTGCGCGTCAGGACCGGGTGCTGCTTGTCCCAGATAACCGATTGGCTGAAGTAGAGCCCGACGGCCTTGAGCGCCGGCGGATAGTTGGCGAGGTTCGCGTAGCCGCCCCAGATATAGAACGAGCGGCCGGGGAGGAGCACACGCGCGATGTTCCCAAACCACGCCAGCAGCAGCTCGTCGAACGCCTCGTCGGAGATGAAGTCGTTGGCCAGCGGCCGGTCCTTGGGACGCATCCTCCCGGTGGGCCTTGACTTCGTCTTGTGGCGCGCTAGGTCGAAGCCCTGGTGGTGCATGCCCTGGGCGTCGGAGGCCTCCACCGCGTTCTTGGCGGCGGGGAAGCTCGAGAGTCCGGCGGCGATCGCGTTGTTCGAGCGGGGCTCGACTTTCACGTTGTAGGGAGGGTCGGTGTTCACGAGGTGGATCGGCGCGCCATCGAGCAGCCGGTCCACGGCTTCCGGATCGGATGAGTCGCCGCAGAGCAGGCGGTGGTCGCCCAGGATCCAGAGATCGCCCGGGCGGGAGACGGGATCTTCAGGCGGCTCCGGGGCCGGAACCTCTTCAGCCGTCTCGTCCTCCAGGAGGGCGTGCAACTCGTCCAGATCGAACCCGGTGAGCACCAGGTTGAAGTCCAGGCCCTCGAGCGCCTTGAGCTCTTCCGCGAGAAGATCCTCGTCCCAGCCGGCGTCGAGGGCGAGCCGGTTGTCGGCGATGATGTACGCGCGCCTCTGGGCCTCCGTGAGGTGCGCGAGCTCGATCACGGGGACAATGGACATGCCGAGCTCGCGGGCCGCCAGGAGCCGTCCGTGCCCCGCGATGATCCCCGAGTCCCCGTCCACGAGGATCGGGTTGGTCCAGCCGAACTCGAGCAGGCTTGCCGCGATCTTTGTGACTTGCTCGGCGCTGTGAGTCCGGGGGTTCCGCTCGTAGGGGCGGAGCCGGTCGATCGGCCAGTGTTCGAGCTTGCCTGGCAGCGTCACCGCGAAGGCCTCCGGCACATCTGCCATCGCAGGCCCGGAGGCTGGCAACTTGCCACCCATGTTGCCACCCTTTCCGGTTGCCACTTCTCGCTTCTTCGTGGCCCGCTCCCGGCGGGGTGCGGCGGCCTTCTTCGCGGTGGCCTTGCGGCGCTTAGGGCCCTTGGCTTGGGCCTTTGCGGCAACGGCGGGCGTTTCAGTCCTTCGTGTCATCTGCATCCTCCCGCGCCACTGCTCGCCCCTGAGTGGCAACTGGCAAGTGGCAAGTGGCAAGTTGTTTCAGGCGCCTCGCACGTCTCGAAAAGCGGGGTCGCCGGCACCCGAGGGCGTCGCCCGGAAAGGAACCGCACGCTCACAGTCCCTTCCCGCGTGCTCTCGCGATGGCATTGACGACCTCTCGCTGCATCTCCTCTCGGAACCATCTCCGCGCTTCCTTCCTGGCTGTCTCGATGAACCGCAGGCGCGGCTTGATCCGCTTTCCGCGTGTGAAGATGTAGACCATGCGCGACGCTTCTTTGCCGACACGCTGGAAGATGCCAACCTCGGGCACGAGGTAGGTCCTGGTCCGCGTCACGCCAGCGCGGCGCTTCCCCGTCTTCGTGCGGTCAAAGCGAAGCCGTCCCATGCGAAGCTCGGGCGGGACCGATTCCGTGAACCTGAGGCGTGCCGGCCCGCCCACGACAGGCTCAGCCACGCTCTTGGCGGCCGAGGTGAACGGCTTCCGCACGGCTCCGCGCTCGAAGGCGGAGAGGAGCAGACGCGGCTTCTGACCGACTGAGATCTCCGCGTACGCGCGGCCCTGCTTCACGCTCGCGAACGGCTTGATGATCGCGGCCTGGCGCCTGATGAACTCCTTCTTGCGGACGGTGAATTCCTGCTCGACGCGTCGGCGTTCCGCGGCCTGGATGCGCTTCGCCGTGTTGTTGACAGCGTTGACGGCAGCGTAGGCGAGCCGACGTTGACCGTTGCTCAGGCGGAGCAACAGCTGGGCGGAGTCGATCTGCAGGTTGATCTTCATCTCTCGTGGTGCTCCTGGGTGTCGTTCTCCGGTCTTGCTGGGTGCTGCGAGCGGCGGATCTCGCGACCGTGTCCGTAGATCGCGTCGAGCGTGAGGCGACCGCCGGATAGCTCGACAAGCGCCATGGCTCGGGCCGGACGCGGCGGGTGACCCTGAAGCCACTCGTAGACCGCCTGGTTGGTGACCCGGAGTTCAGGATCGTCGGCGAGCGCCCTCACGATCTGCGGGACGCCGAAATCGGCCACCCATCGGCCGAAGTCCGTCTCCCATCGGGACGGGACGCGCTTGTAGCGTCCCTTTGCCAGAGCTTCGTGCTGGAACATCCGTCTGCCCCCGAGGAACGTGCGGCTGTGCCTCCGGTCCTGTCAGGGTCGAGGACGCACGTCCTCCGAAGGAGAAAGGGGGGTGAAGGGCCTCGGATGGGGACAGGCTGCTGAGTCGTGGCGGCGATGTCAGTGCGCGCCGGAGGGTCTCAGCGAGACGCGGAGGCGCTGGGACCGGCGAGCTGCGTGCGGTGGCGTCATGGCGTACTGAACTCGCCGCTGCACGAACTGAGCTTCAGTGACGGCATGCTGGACATACGCAGCTGCCTGCGCTATAATCATCCTGCCTGTGGCTTGTGTTCGCCGAACGCCGCGCCTTCCTCCAGCCCGCTTGGTGTTCCTAGAAGGGGGAGAAGCCCATGTTGCCCGCTCCTGCACGCGTCGCGCACAGACCAGCCTGTCGGTCTGTAGCAGTTGCAGTTGTCCTTTCGTGTCTTGTGATGTGGTTCGGTGCTGCCAATTCACTAGCTGCCGCCAACGAGGAGCTTCGTGCGTCTGACTTGGGGTACGTGTCAGGCGGCCACAGGGTGGACCTTGATCCATCTCTGAGTCACATCGCGCTGAGATTCGCCCCCAACCTGCGAGAGAGCGATAGACGGGCAGCCGTTGTGGACCACACTGAGCTGCAGGCCGAGTCAGTTGAGTCCTTGAGGGCTCTCGAGCTTGAGGTCGTCGGCCTCCGACTCGGTGCAGTTCGTGACCGCGATGCGCTTCTTACGTTTCTCAACGCTATCGCTCGAGATGCACGCTTCGACCTTGTGGCACCTGTGTTCCCTGTTGGGAACTCCAGACTGGTGGCTGCGGATGAAATCGCAGTGGGATTCAGGGCTGCGCCGACCGCCTCAGAGGTTGAGATCTTCTGTGACCGATATGGTCTGATCGCAGTAGGAGGGTTCGACTGGTCCGACCGCGTGTTCATCTTCCGCTCTGATGCTCGCTCTCCCGCACCTTCGCTTCGGATGGCATCCGAGGTCCTGGCAGATCCGAGCGTGTCATTCTCTCAGCCCAACTTTGTGAGGCTTCTTCCGTTGATGGCTGTGCCTGATGACACGTACTTCGGGGAGCAGTGGGCCCTTCACAACACGGGTCAGACCGGGGGAACGCCGGATGCCGACATAGACGCGCCGGAAGCTTGGGATCTCGGGACCGGCAATAGCGCGATTGTGATCGCGGTGATTGACGAAGGCGTTGACCTCTCGCACGAGGATCTCTCGTCCAAGC